CGGCTTTCAAGGGTGCTGTGATCCGTAACATTCTTACAGCAGCCGAACTTAAGGGTGTTGAGAGTAAGATGCACCTTGCTCTTGCTATGCCTCCATCTGTTTCCGATCCTAACGCTATGCGTAAGGCTGCTCGGGCACTTTTGGCTCAAGAGGGTCTGCCTCAAGAGCCCCCTGCGGAGGCTGCGCCCTCTGATCCGGCAACGGATTCTGCCCCTCCTGGGGAACAAGCCGATCCGATGCAGAAGACAGTTGATGACCTGTCCAAGGTCTTGCGCGACCAGGCTATCGAGAAGGTCCGTAAGGAGATGAGTCAGGCCGAGACCGGTAAGGTCAAAGAGGTCGTTGACGCGAACAAGCAGAATGAAACGCTGATTCGATCCGCTATGAAGTCCCCTGAGTGGAGACGAGTGGCGAAGTTTGTACTTTCTTTTGTTGGAAAGTCTCAGGCTAAGAAGGTGCTTCTTGGCCTGATTCACCACAAGAGTGGTGGCTGGAAGCAGGTACGTGCAGCCGGGTTCAAGGGTCCGGAAGTGTTGGCAGTATCCCGAGTTATTGACGTGATGACCAAAAAAACTTCCATGGCCGGTGAAACAAGAGTTTATAGGACTGTCCTTAGTGTGGGCGGGACAGCCCCGTATGAAGATGAGGAGACCTACCTGACGGCTTGTCGCCAGGTACTAGGCCGGATGGTGACCGGCAGTGAGGCGGCCAGGCTTCTTGAAAAAGGTCGCTTGTACGCCCCACGACGGTCATAGGGAATCTATCTATACAACCACAGCCTACGAGTAAAGGATCACCTGCCATGCGAGAGCGTTCTACCTGGAATCGAAACGAAGTTGTGAAAAAGGCTGCCGACCTCAAGAAGGCGGACATCTACACAATGAACCAAGACCACCCACAACCCGCTGCGGACAAGTACGTGACTGGCGACCCCAGCACGTTCGCTGAGGATGTCCACACGCCAAACACGTGGGAGTCCGAGTACAAGGGTGATGAGGTCAAGCGCAATGAGATCGGGATGCCCGAGATGCGCTCAGACACCTTCAATCACTCTGAGAAGACAGCTTCTAAGGAAGTCCTGCTCAGGAAGGCGGACCTCTGCGTAGCGGTCGCTCGGATCATGCTGGCTGGCACAAAGACGGCTAGCGAGAAGTCGATTGAGAACCAAGCGTTCTCCCTCATGTTCATGCCTGACCAGGCGTTGATCGCGACCCACAAGCGTCTTGCTGGTGAGCAGCAGGATGAGGGTGCCGATGAGGACGCCGACGAGGGCCAAGAGAAGCAGGCTCAGCAGGACCAAGAGGAAGAGGAAGAGCAGGCTCAGGCGAAGCAGGCTCAGGACCAAGAGCAGGATGAGGACAAGGATCAGGCTAAGCAGGCTCAAGACCAGCAAGATCAAGACCAGGGTCAAGGTCAAGAGAAGCAGGCTGCTATCAAGACTCTTGTCGGTCGAGTCGCCCACAGTCTGAAGACGGGCAACTTCAAGCGGGCTCAGGAGCAGATGCAGCAGTTGGTGCAGCAACAGCAGGCTCAGGGGCAGCAACAGCAGGTGAGTCAGCAGCAAATGCAGGCTCAGATCCAGCAGATGATTCAGGAAGCTATGGGACAGCAAGTGCCCCAGCAGGCTCCTGCTCAGCAAGCTCAACAACAGCAAGCTCCGATGCAGCAACAGAGTGACGAGCAGACCCTTGATCAGATGCTTGCTCAAGACGGCTGCGGCCCGATGGCTGAGTCGGACATTCAGATGGACCCCGCCCCCATGGATGTTGGCATGGATGACCTGGGACCTGAGGATGAGGCTCTTCGCACGTTGTTCGCTCAGGATGACGAGCAAGAGGTTCAGCAACAGACACAGCAGAAGCAAGCCGGTGTTCGTACGGCTTCCACCCGCACGGTGGGGACTCGTCCGACTGCTGGTGTCGCCAAGCTCGGTGGTGGTTCGCAGGGTGGTGGCGCTAGCGTCTCTGACCTGTCGAGCCTGTGGCAGTCAGCTCCCGACGTTCGGGACGCTTTCGGCCTCAAGTGAAGTTTCCCACTGGGATCTCTAACGAGGTCCCAGTGCTTAGATCGGATCGAATGTGAAGCACCTAAGTAACAACCCCCGTTAGGAGACAGTCAAAACAATGACTTCTTACGCAATCGGCGGTCAAAGCTCAGGTGATTTCAGGGAGACAAGCGGCAGAGTGCAACTCCTCCACGTCGTGACCCGCAATTCTGTGGGCCTACTGACGCCGGATGCGTTCACGCAAGCCAACCCCCCCGTAGTCACCGGAGCGACGACCAAGTCAACAACGCTAGCGAGCATCACCAGGGTCGGTGTCCTGGGAAGTTCGGTCGCGTTCACACGCCCAGATGTTGGAAACAACTACATCGGCGGTCCGGTCAAGCCCGGCGGCTCATACGCCGTTGGTTACTTGCCCCTTGGAATCTTCATCAACGATTCCCTGGGTAACGCTTTCGAGAACACCCCGGGCGTCGCGTCCGGTCGTGGGCCGTATGTTTGCGGCAGCGGAAGCACGGTCGGAGTGACCCTCTACGAGACCAAGAAGCAGCTCGCTGCTGCTCCCGGTGATCCAATCACCTACGCTGTTGGAGACAAACTGTACGCTTCGGTGAACGGTTTGCTTACCAACGTCCTCGCGGACGCCTACGAATACAACGTTGCAGGTCAGAACGCGATTGAGTTCTGCACCCTGATGGGCGTTGTCAAGGTTGCTCCAGACGCCAACTCTTCGCTCCTCGTTTTGGACCTTAGGGTCTGAGGGCTTTAGGAAAAGGAGCAGAGAAAGCTTATGGGACAAATCTCTAACGAAACCAAACAACAGGTTATCAGCGAGTACATCAAGACCGCTGCTGGCCGTGCGAAGCTTGCCGCTTCGATGATTCAACCGCTGCGTCTCCGCCGCGACTACTCGTCCGTGGGTCGTAAGACCTTCTTGGTCGAGCAGCTCCCGGATGGTGCGTTGCCGATCTATGACAAGGACCCGGATGTGACCGCGTTCGTCGTGGGCGAGGAAGGCGAGAACATTCTCGCAATCCAGAAGCCACGCCGCGTGATCTTCCCCTTGTTCGAGATCGCCTCGAACCCGGAGATTCCGCTCACCCAAATCAAGGAGCGTCGTTTCGATCTGATCGAGCGTGCTCAGGATTTGGCGAAGGCGCAGATCCAGGCAGCAGAGGACGAGCGTGTGTTCGCGATCCTGGACAGCATTGCTGTCTCGGGCTTCGACACGCTGCCCGGCCAGACCAACCCGGACGTTCCGGTGGTTGCCCCAATCAGTCCGGCGGTTCTCGCCGATGCGTTCGCAGAGGTGGAACGTCACGATCTTCGTGTCGCCCGCATCTACATGAACGCAGTGGACTACGCGGACATCCGCAAGTTCGGTCGTGACATCTTGGACATTGAGAGTCAGGCCACCCTGCTCAAGACCGGCCTCCAGGCCGTTCTGTGGGGTGCTCAGATCATCACGTCCAGGCTTGTTCCGGCTGGCTTCGCGTACGTGTGCTGCGAGCCCGAGCAGTTCGGTCGTATCCCGGTTCGCACCGAGATCACCGTTCTGTCGGCGGACGACCCGAAGGCTCGTACGATTGGTTTCTCCTGCTTTGAAAACTTGGGCATTGGCGCGTTCAACCCTCGCGGGTTGGCTCGTGTCGTCATCACCCGCGTTTGAAGCTAACTAGGCGCAAAGCCTAGAGAAAACCAAGTCCAAGGGCCAATCCGGAAACGGGTTGGCCCTTGTGCTTTTAAGCTCCATAATGCTCCGGTGTGTGCTATCTCTAGTGCATGAAGGCTATAGAGTGCCCTGTGCCCGAGGCAGAATTACTAAGGTTGTACTCGGAAAAGAAGCTCACCGACGCTGAGATAGCAGAGCTTTTCTCGGGGGCATCTGTGAAAAGGGTGCGTTCTTGGCGTAAGCGCTTTGGTATCCCAACCCTTTTACGGACTGATCGTCATGAGGTGCCTCCTATTGTAGGGTCTCTGCGATCTTTGTTGATCGGTTCGATGCTTGGGGATGGGCGGTTAGACAGGCTGCCCAACTCGACCCGCTACATGGAAAACCACGCGGACAATCAGCAGGGGTACGCGGAG